CGGGATCGTCTTACACCCAACCCTCTCTAGATGCCTATTAAGGTAATCTAGTGCTCCGGGACTACCCTGTGAGACCACTCTGCTTTCGTAGAGCGGCCGCACGTACGTAGAACCGGATCGAGGGAACAGGGCATAATTAAGACACCATCTGGTATCAAGAGCATCGGGGAAACTTATAACCCGACGCTCAACGAGAGAACGGACCTCGACTCTGTGAAGAGAAGAGTATCGCATCGTATGACCATATCTCCAATTACTGGAGATGGGATCCCACGAAAACAGGCAACTTGGAGCAGAGATAATATCTCTACTGAAAGCAACCTGTGAACGATAGCGGGTCAATATAAACCCGCGTACGTAATCAGCCGTCCTAACAAGGCGACTATAATGTGTAAGGATCCGATTGTGGAAACTTACACAAGCGTCAAGCGTATAATCTCGTTTTTCGAGATCGAAACGCTGCCTAAGGGGCGTAACGTCCATGCCTGCATAGCAGTCATAGCCGCACGATTCCCTAAATAGGCCCTTATGGAACGACTTGCCAATATTGACCTTGAGGTTATGATTCTCAAGGGCAGCCACAACTGAGTCGAAATATTCAGAGTGGACGGCGATATCATCGCCGAACACCCTGAGTTTACGACTCCAACGGGACACGTCAAACTTAGGACGTGACGCCAGTACGCCGTCTTGCACCATCATGGCAGCAAGACAAAGCGTCGAGACAACGAACGTAAGGACCGAGAAGGTCTTTCCGTCGCCCATTGGTGCGAACATAGCAAGCTTATGCAACTCCCCAGACGGGAGTCTAACATAAGAAGGCCTTGTCGCACACAGAAGAAGATAATCTCTTCTGTTAAACAACTGCCTTATCAGACTAAGTGGTATTAAATCACTTGCATCTGATAAGTCGAGAGTTGACCAAGTTTTGTTATAAGACCCTATATGAGCACACTCCTGTGAAGGAGTTTGATCTTTCGGGTCCCAAACATCGCCGAGCCAGCTCTTAGAAGCTAGGTCCTTGATAGCCTCGTCAACGCCAAGTTGGCAGAATACTGCCTCCTTAGGCGAAACGAAGACTCCTCTCGGACCTTTCCAATCCTTAGGAACTAAAGCTAATCGAGATATAATAAAACGATCAGCCACTCGTTCATTAGGATCAGAGCATAGTTCAGCGCAGATCGACTCGTTCGCAAAGAACAAATCGAAGGGGTAGCTACGAGCCATGTGGGTCGGGGGCGGCAAGAAATAATTCTTGTCATCACCAACCTCATGATTCGCTACCGCCCCTGGACCATGTCTGACAGCACGCTCGATTCCTCGAAACGTGATGTCAAGGTCTTTCGCAGTGAGACGTAGAAGTGTTCGGGCCAGGCGAGTAACAGTATCCAAATTGTTACTCCGCCAAGCACGACACTTCTTTTCGTTTTCTTTGAACCGCTGGACATATGCTTCCTCCTGTTGTGGCGTATAGTTAGTTTTTACCTTGAGAGGAAAGCTCAGAACCTGATAGACATCCCTGAAAACGATCGGTTTAACAACATCGTCAACGGTAAAATCCGTTGAAAAAAGATGATTAAAACGACTGATCCAGTTCGGCCAACCAGGGTCCGAGTTACCACTCTCGATGTGCTGTAAGAGCTCCGAACGAAGCTCTCCCAGTACGCGCATGCTGGCTACCTCCACATAGGGGTCATTGCCAACGTAGCTCATATCAAGGTCTCGACACAGGCATCGAAACAATGTAATATTACTGAGTTTCATATGTATATACATAATGCCTATCAGCCCAACGGGCTGACCAGTATCAACTTACAGACACACCTACGGTGAGTTAATACTCACCACGATACAGCATATCCAGGACGGCTCCGTCACTTTCCAGGACGAGGCCGAAGAGGATAGCCGCTGCCGCACGAAACTCCGTCAGGGTGACATCCGAAGGGATGTCCATCTGAAGGGCGATCTTGAAGTCAGTCGTCCCAATCGGGTTCGACTGAGCATCAAGACGCGTAAGGAGCTGATCGACAGCGCACAGAGTGCGCTGTTTAGACCCGTTCTTACGCGGTTGGTGCGAAACCCGAATCGTCGTCGGCGAGAGCGAGCTAATATGGCTCGACTGCCGGCGATAACTCGAATCCTCAGAGATGACGCGCGGAAAACTCCGCGCGGCACCAGGGAGGTTGGTGGCACTAATCGTACTGAAGGAGAGATCCTTCGGGGTCAGGGTGTCGTTCATGGTACTGGACTTAATAGCGGTCACTTACCGCGTCGAAGGCCAAGTGCGATTAAAAGCGAGAGGTATAAATTGCCGATTTCGGCACCTTTCGCACGCACTGAAGATAAGGGGCTTGGCGGGTCCCTGTGCTGACGATTGTAGTCAGCGTACTTACTGCAGGTCGACTGTTCGCTAAACTGGTAGGGAACGGGAAAACTTCCCCATTTACTACTAGTAGCGGCAGTTGAAAACCAACCCACAGTCCTAATCAACTCAATCTTGGTCGTAGACCAGTATTGAATGTTGAAACTCCGGTTGTTCAACAACCAGAGGCTATCCAACACATCATCAACAGCAAGGATCCAATCGATTGCGAATGAGAGCGGTAAAACCGCCCAAATCGAACCGAGAGGATTTGCGCCTAGATACCGGTCGATGGTAGTCTGTGCAGCGGAGAAGAACTCAGTATTATACTGAGGTCTAATCCACTCTACAAACGCACCGTCGACACGGTATTCAGTTCGTCGCTGCTTCCTATAAGCCCTAGTGAACCAGTTTCCTGGTTCAGGCGGCGTCCAGGTAGGCGGAACGTAATCATATATCTTATCGTCTCTGATCGAGACGACAAAGCGATGACGTTTCGTCTGACGATGACTCAGGATCGCGTTGGTAATATCCATTGCGTCCCTGACAGTCGGAGCGAATCCGAAGACAGTACCTAACGTGGCACTGCGATAGGCCTCGAGGAAGCTTCTGAGTCTCTTTTTGAGAGACCCGGAGCCGCCAAGAGACTGTTTCACAAGCGACACTAGGCCTTTACGCCCTTGAAACATCTTCCAGAGCTGAGGTAGCTCTCTCGATTCAATTAATGAAACCGAGAGGTCCACCTCAGAGCACTTCGCGATAATACGCGAAGGCAACTCTGAAAGACGATCAGGAAGCGTTAACCAACTAGGCTGTGTTACCACAGATAGCGGGTTGTCAACGAAGTTCGGTGTCTGTGCAGCTGCCCATACGGTCTTCGCGTTATATATATCAATGTAACGTGTAGCCTCATGTGGCATCTGCGGCGGGAACGGCTGGCCATAGCCAGGATACGCTCCAGTAAATCCCCAACCCGCATAAACACGCGGGGTAGGGAGCGCAGACGGTCCGATTCTTGTAACGTGGGAACAAGACTTGACACCACGACCTACCACCTGCTCGTCAGTTATCGTACTAGTCGTTTCACCTCTAAATCCTGTCAGATCGACAGAATTTACAGCATGACTGGCTAATACGTCAGGGATGAACGGCTTAACGCCGGCCCATCCGTTAACTAACACAGGCGACCGAGTCGTAATAGACCCGGGCGCAGTAGCTGGTAGCATGTACGTAACGTTTGA